ATGAAATTGTCGAGTTTTTTCTTTTTTGTGCCCAACCGTTTGGTTTGGTCTAATTGGAAGAAATTTATGGGTGAGCAGGCTAATCCTTCTGATTCGATCTCCTATGTTGTTCCGCAGCAGGTTTCACCTGCAAGCGGTTACGCGGTGAATTCATTGCAGGATTACATGGGTTTGCCTACGGTTGGGCAAGTCGGCGCGGGTAACACTGTTTCGCATTGTGCTTTCTTTACTCGTGCTTATAATCTTATTTGGAATGAGTGGTTCCGTGATGAGAATTTGCAAAATTCTGCTGTTGTGGATACCGGCGATGGTCCCGATGCTACTCCGTCTACTAATTACGTTATTCGTCGTCGTGGTAAGCGACACGACTATTTTACTTCTTGTTTGCCGTGGCCACAGAAAGGTGGTACTGCTGTAACCCTTCCTCTCGGTACTCGGGCGCCGATTTCTGGTCTCGGTTTCGGTGTTGGGCAGACGTTTCCTGTTGCTGGTGCTACCTATAAGGATGCGACGACTACGGCTGCCGGTGTGGTGTATCCTAATGCGTTTAACGTTGCCGCTGGGTCAATGGGCGTTCGTGGTACGGCTGCCGGTGCTGCTGGTGTGCCGGATGTGTATGCTGATTTGTCTCAGGCTACTGCTGCTACTATCAACCAGTTGCGCCAATCGTTTCAGATTCAGAAATTACTCGAACGTGATGCGCGCGGCGGTACTCGTTACACGGAAATTGTTCGTTCTCATTTTGGTGTGGTTTCTCCTGATGCCCGTCTTCAACGTCCTGAATACCTTGGCGGTGGTGTTACACCTGTTAATATTACACCTATTGCGCAGACTTCTGGTACGGGTCTTACGGGTGGTTCTACCCCTCTAGCCAATTTGTCTGGTGTGGGTACTACACTTGCACAGGGGCATGGTTTTTCTCAGTCGTTTACTGAGCATGGTGTGGTTATCGGCCTTGTTTGTGTTGATGCTGATTTGACGTATCAGCAAGGCCTCGCTAAGATGTGGAGTCGTTCAACTCGTTACGACTTTTATTTCCCGGCGTTCGCTATGCTTGGGGAGCAAGCTGTTCTCAATAGGGAAATTTATTGCAAGGGTGATGCGAATGATTCTCTCGTGTTCGGTTACCAAGAGCGTTGGGCTGAGTATCGTTATAAGCCCTCTCAGATTACTGGTTTGTTCCGGTCTACTTCTGCTGGCACTATTGACCCTTGGCATTTGGCGCAAAACTTCACGGCGCTCCCGACGTTGAATAGTACTTTTATTGAGTCTAATCCGCCGGTTTCTCGTGTGGTTGCTGTGGGCGCTGCTGCGAATGGTAAGCAATTCATATTCGATTCGTTTTTCGATTGCGTGACTGCTCGCCCGATGCCTCTTTACTCGGTTCCTGGTCTTATTGACCATTTCTGATCATGGATTTAGGCGGTTTAGGCGGTCTAATTGGCGGCGGTGCGGGGTGGCTCTTTGGAGGTCCCGCTGGTGCTGCTGTAGGCGCTCAAATTGGCGGCGGCATTGATACCAATGCGCAGAACAGGAATTCGGCTGAGCAAGCTCAGGCTTTTTCTGCTCAACAGTATGCTACGCGTTATCAAACTCAAGTTGCCGATATGAAGGCGGCCGGTTTGAATCCGATGTTGGCATATCAACAGAGTCCCGGCTCTTCACCTACTGGTGTTACGTATCGTGCTGAGAATCCGTACTCGGATACGTCCAAGCAAGTTTCCAACATTGCTTCTGCTGGGCAGGCTGATGCTGCTTCTAAGCAAGCTGTTGCTACTGTGGGGCGTATTAGTCAAGAGATTACTAACCTTAAGACTGATAATGAGAAGGGTCTTGCTGTTATTCGTAATCTTGGCGAGGAATTCCAGAACCTTATGAAACAAGGGTGGAATCTTACCGAAGTGGGAAATCAGCTTCGTGCGTCTGTTTCACTTATGCGTGCCCAGACTGCTTCGGAGCAGTTTCGTCCGGCTTTGTTGGCTGCTCAAGAGGCGGTCCAGCAACAGCTTGCTAGGTTGCAGAAGGAGCAAACCTCTCTTACTGCTGTTGATGTTCGCGCGGCTGAGTCGTTTGGTGAGTTGGGAAAGACTGTCGGCGCGTTAGAGCCTTTTCTTCGTTTGTTGTGGAATATTTTCAGGAGGTAATATGTCTAAAGTTTTTCTTCGCACTGAGTTTAATTATTCTATGGACGATGTTTCACGTGAAACAGGGTTGGAGTGTAAGGATGATTCCCTTGCTGTTCAGTCTGCGCGTGATGAGACTGATATTAATACTATCGTCCGTCGATTTGGTCTTACTGGTGAGTTGCCTGGGGATGTTGACATGCCACAGTCGGGTGATTACTCCGGTGTTGGCGATTTCCACAGTGCTATGAACGTAGTTCGGCAAGCTCAAGAAGAGTTTCTTCGTGTCCCTGCCGATATTCGTGCACGTTTCCAGAATGATCCTCAGTTGTTCTCGGATTTCTTCCATGATCCTGTTAATCAGGATGAAGCTATTCGTCTGGGTCTTGCTACTCGCAAGCCCGTTCCTGTTCCTCCCGAGCCTTTGGCCGTGCGGGTTGTTGATCCTACGCAGTAGGATGTAGCGAAGCGTAACGGTTTTCTTCATTGATAAACCGGCTGTTTGGGGAGCGATTAGCTCCCCTTTTTGTTTTCTACTCTATAGTTTTGTTCTATTATTTTTGTGTTTTAATTGTTTTATTTTTCTTGTTTTTATTTTTATTTGTGTTATATTTCTCCTACTGCGATGTTGCAGTATTATTGGGGTTTATTATTATGGCTACTATTTCTAAGGTTGATGACGTCACTAAGTTGGAGCGTGATATTGTTGTGGATGCTTTGAAACTTAAGCTTGCTTCTATTGGACGTGCTGGTAAGTCTGCTACTAATCCGGCTATTCGCGATGCTTTGATGGCCGAAGGTGTTTTGGTCGAAGCTTTGATTTCTCGATTTCGTTAATTTTTCTTTCGATTTCACTTAATTCTTTTCTTCACTTCTTTAGTAAAGGTCAAATGTATATGAAAGTTATTGTTTGTGTTAAGGACACCGCTGCTCGCGTGTTTGGTACTCCATTCGTTGTTCAGGCTGCTGCGCAGGCTGTGCGTTCTTTGCGTGATGAGGTGAATTCCAAGGATTCAACCTCGGATGTTAAAAATCACCCCGGTGATTTTGAACTGTATGAGCTTGCTTATTTTGCTGAGGATTCGGGCGTTATTTCGCCTCTTGATCCTCCTCAGCTTTTGTGCCGTGCTAAGGACTTGAAAGAGTCCGATTGATTGGCTATTATGGGTTCTAGACCAGTTTTCTACTTGATGTAACTGGTCTAGGTGACACCTTCTAGGTGTCGTTGTTTGGTTCAACTTTTTAAAGGGGATTTTTATGAAACCGGTTTCTCGTCACGGGGTCAATAAGCATCGTTCAGCCAGGCAGTTCAAGCGAAATACGCGTACGGTTGCGGCGGCGAATACCGCTGGCGGTCTGATGCGTGGTGGCTGGCGACTGTAATGCCTTGCTACCATCCTATGCCCGCTGTGCGGATGTCGGATGGTTCGGTTAAGTTCATAAGTCGCAATAAGCGTGGAGTTGATGGTGATTTACAGTTACCCTGTGGTCAGTGTATCGGGTGTCGTCTTGAACGCTCGCGTCAATGGGCCGTACGTTGCTTGCATGAGGCCTCGCTTCACGAATTTAATACGTTCATCACGTTGACTTATAACGAGTCGTCTATGCCTGCTGGCGGTTCTCTCTGTTACCGCGATTTCCAGTTGTTTATGAAGCGGCTGCGTAAAGTTGTTGGTAAGGTCACTTTCTATTGTGGAGGTGAGTACGGTGAGGAGCTTTCTCGTCCTCATTATCATGCGTGCATATTTGGTTTTGATTTTCCGGATAAAGTCTATTTTAAGAAGTCTGCTGATGGTTCTAAGTTGTACACTTCGGAATTGTTGGCTAAGTTGTGGCCTCATGGTTTGTCGTCGTGTGGTTCCGTTACCTTTGCGTCTGCGGCGTATATTGCGCGGTATTGTGTTCAAAAAGTAAACGGTGATCGTGCGAAGGCTCATTATGAGACTATTACGGCTGATGGTGAAATTATTGACCGTGTTCCTGAGTTTAACCATATGTCTCTTAAGCCTGCTATTGGTAAGCGTTGGTTAGAGCGTTACCAAACTGATGTATATCCTCGTGATTATGTTGTGGTGAATGGCGTTAAGACTAAACCGCCTTCTTATTATGATGTTTTGTTTGAAAAGGAGAATCCCGGAGTTTTTTCCGATTTGGTTGCGCAGCGAGAGCTTGATATGGCTGTTTTGCAGCGCGCTAATCATTTGGAGTTTTGGCCTGAGCGGATGGCGGTTAAGGAAACTGTTCAGCTCGCTCGTTCTAATATGTTGAAAAGGACTTTATCATGATGCATAAGAATCGTTCTGTTGATCCTCATAAGTTTGCAATGATTCCTCGCGCGGATATTCCTCGCGCTTCGTTCGATCGTCAGTTTGCCCACAAGACCACGTTTGATGCTGGTCAGTTGATACCTGTTTACGTCGACGAGGTTTTGCCAGGGGATACCTTTAATTTGAAGATGACGGCCTTTGCGCGTTTGTCAACGCCTTTGTTCCCTGTCATGGATAATATGAAATTGTCGAGTTTTTTCTTTTTTGTGCCCAACCGT